GAGCGCCGCCGCACCGGCGGTCAGAATGTTCTTGAGCGGCCGGGTGGCGCCAAACGATCCGATCCGCAAGGTCTTGCCCGGCGACCAGCGCTGCGGCACGGTTTGCGCCGCGCTGAGGTCATACATGTTCGGTAGCCAGCGCATCGGCGTGCGGTACACGCTCTGCCACCACTGGATGAGTTTCTGGTTGTTGGCGCCGATGTGGAAATTGATCGAGCTGGTCTGCAGATCGCCGTCCTCGCGCAGCAGGGTCACGCCATTGGGGTCGGCTTGCAGAAACCCGACATTGCTGTGGCTGACGACGTGGAACTGCGTATCGGACCACTCCATGGTCAGCTGCTGCAGGTCCTTGGTCGGGATCCACGGCGCGCTGATCACGACGTGGCTGATCGGCGCTTGGCTCTGCGCGGTGTTGGTGGCCCGGCTCTTGTGCAGCAGATCGTTCAGATCGGCAGCCGACAGGATTGGCCAGACCTCGGTCCAGTAGCCGGCGGCGTTCAGGATCCGCGCATTGGTCAGCGCGGTGACCCCGAGGCCGATATGCGAAATATGCTTGTGGGCGGCAAAGTTCTTGTAGCAAATCACGAGATGCGCGCGCTCATGACTAGGGCGCACGGGTTGCGGTAGGTATTGCAAAGCAACCCCCCTTGGGTTTGGTTGAGATGGAAAGAACAGGTGCCCGGGCCAACCCTAACTGCCGGGGAGCAAATGCGATCCTCCACAGTCAAGCGGCGACGGCCGCCGGGTTGGCCCGAATGCTGGTTATTCGGCGGATTGTTCGCCGGGTGGTGGCGCGGTCAGCGCCGGCTGCGGACCGGGTGCCGGTTCGCTCGGGCTGGCCCCGCTGGCTAGGCTAGCTAGTGTGATCCGAATGGATTGGCTGATTGGGATGCGTTAACCTCGGCTTCCCTCGGCGGCGGTCCGAGCGCCGGCTGCGGGCCACCCTCGGGGTGATCGCCCTCCGCCCGGAAGACGGTAGGACGCACAGCACCGCCTTCGGTCGTCTGTCCGGTCTCGCTGACCTCGAAGCTCGGCGCCAGGCCGGCCAACTTGCCGCGTCCCCTCGGTGGTTTCGCGGGGTCCGGTTCCTTTGGCGGCGGAAGCTCAGCCTGCTCGATGTGCCCATACTGCTCGGGCACGCCTTCCATACCGTGCGACTCGGTGAGCTCGCGCACTGCCTCGACCGGCACCATGACGACGCCGCGCTCGTCGGGCTCAAAGCTCATGCCGCCCCACGACACCGCGCGGCGCGGGCCGTCCTTGTGGCGCAGTGCTACGAGCGGGTGTGCCGAGTGAAAAATTACTGTTCCGGTTGCCACGGGGAAAATCCTGCGTTGTGGAGAAGATGATCACTGCACCGCGCTGATCATCGCCGTCGGGTGGGTGCCATCATCGGCTGCGGTCAGCGCGCGCGCCAACACCACGTTCATGCCGTTGAAGCTAAAGAGCGGGTCGCTTGAAACCAGTGGCCCGCTGAATTGTGCGGTGGGCGGCGACATCGTGACTGCGGCCGTTGCAACGATAGTGCCGGCGGGCGAATCATCGGGGAGCTTGGGCAGCGTCACACTAAGTGTGATGGTGTTAGCAACCGTGCCTTGAAGCGGCCCAGTCGTGCCGGAAGCGACCCAGCCAGCGTTCCACCGAACCGAATAATTGCCGGCCTTGTCGCGCAGATAGAGCTTGCCGTTGATCACCTCGAGCAGGACGCCCCAGCCGGCGTTGGCGCCGTTGAGGAGGATCGGATAATCGCCGTTTGCGTTGTGCGGCCTGCTAAATGTCCAGGTTCCTTCGATGGTCACGATCTTGCCCACGGCCGCAGCGGCGGCCGCAGCCGGCGCGGCGCTGACCTCGGGGTTGAGGACGGTGCCGTCCGCCGAGACAATCGTTTGCGTCGCCGTGGTGCTAATACTGTCGGCCCAGGCGAGCCCGGCCAACGCGATGCCGGCGATGCCGGCAACCACGGTCAAAGAGCGCTTGTGCATGTCGATCCTTTAATTTTGCGTCGCGGTGACCGTCACGTCGTTGGTCTTGCCGCAGGCGCTCGCGGCGATGCCGTTTGGCCCGACCACGATGACGCCGCTCGGACGGATCCGAAAATACTGGCTGACACTGCCGCTGATCGTGTAGCTGATCGGCTTGCCGTCGCCACCAGTCGTCAAGATGCGCGCGACCACGGTGCCGGGTGGCGCGTTGCACGCCACCGAGGCACCGAGCAGCAGCACGAGAGCCGGAGCGCTCATGGCTGCGTCGCGGTCACCGTCACGGTCATCGTCTTGCCGCAGGAACTCGCGGCGATGCCGCTCGGCCCGACCACGACATTGGTCCCATTGACCACGAAATCGGTCGTGTCGCCGCCGCTGGTGGCAAAGGTCGCGGCATTGCCGTCGCCGCCGGTCGTGCTGACTGCGGCCACCACAGTGCCGGGTGTGGCGTTGCACGCGATCGTCGGAGTGGCCGGGTTAAAGACCAAGGCAAGCGCTTGCTGGACGGTGACCGGCACCGTCGCGGTCACCGTGCCGGCCTGGGATTGCGAGGCCGCCAAAACGGTGAGCGCAAATGCGACCGTAAATACGTTTCTCATCACTGTTCCTTCCACGGGTAAAAACCTGCGTTATGGCAAAGGTGGTGCGCGACCTCCGGCGGCACGTTGACGAGCCAGGTTGGATAGGTGCTCGTGTCGGTGTGGTCGGCGAGATAGGGGCGGTATTGCGTGGTGCCGTGCGAGATCGGGGCTTGCTCGGCACCGAGTGGTACGACGAGGATCATAGGGCTACCTCAGTGACTCGGTGATCAGATTGCCGGCCGGGTCATGGGCGAACCGAAAGGTGGTCCGCGCCCAGATGTCGGGCGCCGCTGGTGCTGGCGTGTTGGCGGTCGTGATCGCCGCGCCGGCGATGGTCGGGGTTCGTAGTGCCGGTGCGGCATTGAACGCGGCCGCGGCATTTGGCACGGCAGGCAATGGCAGACCGGGCACCGTGGTCGGCAGTGTCACGCTGACCGGCGGGCTCGCGGTCGCGGTCCCGCCAATGATGTAATTGTTGACCACCATGCACGAGACGGCGAGGTTCAGACCGTCGGCCTGGTCGGCTTGGTGATGGCAGTCTGGCTTATAGGTCTGCGGTCCCGGCGCCTCGGCGCAGCCGGCCAGCAGCAGCAGTGCGGCGAGGCTAATTGCTCGGCGCGGCATCGGGCGGGTCCTGCCCGGGCTCGAAGTTCGGGTCCTCGACCTGGCTGATGTCGATCACCGCGTCCGCAACCACTTTGTTGATGGCGATGCGCTGCGCCATGCGGCGCGCTTCATCGAGATCGGGTGCTTCGAGCACAAACCCGGTGCGGTAGTCGACGAGGGCTTGGAAATATGGCAAGGCGGTTGCCTCCTGCGCAGACAGCCGTCTGCAAAAATCGTCGTAAAAATTGCGCGGCTGAAATCCCGCCCTTGGCACTCCGCGTCGTGGCCAAGGGCGGGTCCGCCAGGGTTTCGCGGCCCTGGCGGGGTAAAATGCTCAGCCGTTGGCGATGTTGGTGATGACGCCCATCGCAAACGGGGCATAGACCGCGAGCACCTCTTCGGCATAGACGCCGACTTGGCGCTGACGGGTCACGATCGGCCAATCGATCTGGTAGTAATCCTGGCGTGTCTTGATCTCAGCCACGTTCGGCACTTCGTTCGATTGGTATTGGATGGGCAGGTTCTCGGCCCAGCCAATGATCGTCCCCGGCGGTACGCGCGGGTGGATCTTGATCGGGATGCGCAGCCCGCCATTGATCGCAAACGGGTTGTAGTAGAACTGCACCACACCCGACGCGGTCACCTGGTACTCGCCGGTGCTGCCATCAGCGGCGCTGTCATAGCGCAGCAGCGGGGCGGAACTGGTCGACAGCACCTTGGTGGTGATGTTTTTCAGCTCCTGGCTGTTGACATAGAGCACGGTCGGGCTGAGCTCGAAGTTGTCCCACATCTTCTGGAACATCGTGTCGATCTCGCTGACCGAGCCGCGGCCCGAGGCGGTCAACGTCGTGCCGGTGCCGGCGGTGCCGGTCGCCAGGATGTTGACATAGGCGTTGCTGCCGCTCTTTAGAGCGGTGGTCAGCAACCCGTCATAGGCGTAGCTGGAGTTG